TTAATGTGTTCAATGGTGATGTTCGTATCAAGTCTGATATTTTACCAATGTTGAAACAAGCAGACGTTGTTATTCCTTTGGCTGCATATGTTGGTGCACCATTGTGTAACAAGGATCCAATTGGTGCATCTTCTACCAACAAAGATGCCATCTTTATGATGCTTGATAACATCTCACAGAGCCAAGTTGTATTAATGCCTACAACTAATAGTGCCTATGGTACAGGTGTGTTTTGTACTGAAGAATCAGCTTTGAATCCCATTTCACTTTATGCCAAAGATAAAGTTGAAGTAGAAAAGAAATTGATGGATCATCCAAACTCAATTAGTTACCGATTGGCAACAGTATTTGGTATGTCACCACGTATGAGAATTGATTTGCTTGTCAACGACTTTGTACACCGAGCCGTTAATGATGGATGTGCCGTATTATTTGAAAGCCATTTTAAACGTAACTATGTTCATGTGCGTGATGTATGTAATGCATTTGTACATGCGCTAAATAACTTTGAAGATATGAAAGATGAAATTTACAATGTAGGTTTATCTGAGGCTAACGTATCTAAATGGGAACTGTGTGAAGTCATTAAGAAATTTATTCCTGATTTCACATTCATTGAAGCAGAAGTTGGTAAAGACCCCGACCAACGTAACTACATTGTGTCTAATCAAAAGATTGAGGCAACTGGATTTAAAACACAACACACTTTAGAATCTGGTGTTGAAGAACTCATTAAGGGTTATCGTATGATTAACAACCGTAAATATGGTAATGTTTAATGGAATACAATAAGAAGAATCTCAAATTGGTAACTGATGTTATTATGAAACATCTAACACCTGATTTGTTACCAAAGAAATGGGTTGAACGCAATGCATCTAACCCAATGTTTGGCCATTGCCATACTGCTTCTGCTTGCCTACAGAAAATCTTTGGTACAAAGAATCTTAAATTGTATCGTGCCTTAGATGATGAAGGTATCTGGCATTGGTGGGTAGTTGATTTGAATGGTCAACTGATTGACATAACTGCGGCACAATATACTTCTGTTGACCGAGTACCGCCTTATAAAGAAGGAACAAAAGCATCAATGTTGGGATTCGACTATCGTAAACGTGTCTTACGGTTATTGGATAAGGTAACAAATGAACTATCTGAAAACGGAACACCGCTATGATATGCTTATCCGCAACTGTTGTCAAGCGCTAATCCAGGCAAATGTGAAAGAAATTATATGACTGAAAAGAAACCTAAACACTATATCAATAACGCAGACTTCCTTGCAGCCCTAGTAGATTATAGGAAAAAATGTGATGAAGCGAAATCCAATGGCAAAGAAGACCCTAAGATACCGAATTATATCGGTGAATGTTTCTTAAAGATTGCAGAACACCTATCACGTAAGCCCAACTTCATCTCCTATTCCTTTCGTGATGAGATGATTGCCGATGGTATTGAGAATTGCCTGATGTACTTCAGAAACTTTGACCCGGTAAAGAGTAATAATCCATTTGCTTATTTCACTCAAATAGTGTATTATGCTTTCTTGCGCCGTATTATGAAAGAGAAAAAACAACTCTATGTCAAATACAAGGCAACAGAACAGATTGGTATACTAGACGAATTTGAAATGTTTGAAGATGCAGATGGGCATCAGAAGCAGTTCCAATTATATGACAATATCTCCGAATTCATTTTCAACTTTGAAGAAAGTAAGAGAAAGAAAAAAGAAGGTAAAGCTAAAGGTTTAGAAAAGTTTATTGAAGAAATATGAAATTAGTTATTCTTGGTGACACACACTTTGGTGCTCGTGGTGATTCTTTAGATTTCCACAAATTCTTCCAAAGATTTTATGATGAGGTATTTTTCCCGTACCTATTAAAGAATGATATTAAGGTAGTCGTACAGTTGGGTGATTTGTTTGATAGACGTAAGTTTATTAATTTCAATTCACTATATCTGGCTCGCAAATACTTTTTTAACAAACTCAAAGAACATGGGATAACAATGTACACTTTATTAGGTAACCATGATGTTGCCTATAAGAATACACTTGAAGTCAATTCATCGGGCATGTTATTGAAAGAGTATGATAACGTTACAGTCTTTGATGATTTTGCCACATTAGATTTTGATGGTGTTTCTATTGATGTGATACCATGGCTATGTGATGATAATGAAGATGATATCTTTGCCAAAATCAAAGAATCTAAATCACAGATTTGCTTTGGGCATTTTGAAATCTCAGGCTTCGAAATGGATAGAGGCAATGTTAGCGATGTAGGTATTGACAAGAAGACATTAAACAAGTATGATATGGTCATTACTGGTCACTTTCATCACAAATCGGATGATGGACATATTTTCTATACAGGCACTCCTTATGAGATGACTTGGGCAGACTATCAAGATGATAAAGGCTTTCATGTCTTTGATACTGATACTAGAAATATGGAATTCATAGTAAATCCAAATCGTATGTTCCGAAAGGTAATGTATGATGATTCAAAACAAGACTTTGAATTTTGGAAACAATATGACTACCCATCTTTGAAAGATTGTTATGTGAAAGTTGTTGTTATCAATAAACAAAATCCATATTTGTTTGATAATGTATTAGACAACTTATACAAAGCAAGCCTATCTGATATTTCTATCGTAGAAGATTTTACTGATACTGCATTTGATACTGACCAAGATATTATTGACCAAGCGGAAGATACAATGACAATACTTTCAAAGTACATTGATAACCTTCAATTGCAGGTTGAACCAGAGAAATTGAAAAACCTAATGCGTGAACTATATGTTGAGGCATTAAACACAGAAGTAGCTGAATGATTATTTTTCGTAAGGTTCGTTGGAAGAATTTACTATCAACGGGCAACCACTTTACTGAGATACAACTTGATGGTAACTCCAACACATTAATTGTTGGAGAAAATGGTTCAGGCAAGAGTACAATGCTTGATGCGTTGTGCTTTGGCTTATTTGGTAAAGCATTTCGTAATGTTAATAAACCACAACTATTAAATTCAATCAATCAAAAAGATTGTGTAGTTGAGGTTGAGTTTGATGCCAATAATAAATCATATAAGATTATTCGTGGTATTAAACCTAATGTGTTTCAGATTGAACAGAATGGTGAACTGTTGAATCAAGATGCAGCTGCAAGAGACTACCAAGAATTCTTAGAGAAGTTTATTCTCAAAATGAATTACAAATCATTTACACAGATTGTGATACTTGGTTCGGCATCATTTACACCATTCATGCAACTGTCATCTTCTGACCGCAGAGCAATCATCGAAGACTTACTTGACATTCAAATCTTTTCCACAATGAATGGGTTGGTCAAAGAGAAGTTATCTGCCAATAAAGATTTAACTTCAAATAGGAAGTATGATATTGATTTAACAAAACAGAAATATGATTTAGAGAAAAAACATATTGATGAATTGAAACAAAACAATGATGAGAAAGTGAAACAGTATGAAAGTGAGATTGAACGTAATAATCAAACCATACAAACCTTACATGCAGAAATTGCTAATGCCTCAACATATGTTGCAGACTACTCTACCAAGGTGGCATTACAGGTTGAAACTGAGAATAAGGTTAAAAAACTTGGCAAGCTTGAATCACAAATTGAAAGCAACTTATCCAAATTTCAGAAAGATATCAGTTTCTTTTCACACAATGATGATTGTCCAACGTGTAGGCAATCCATTGCCGCCGAGTTTAAAGAAGGACAAATACAGTCCCTACAAACCAAGACTGAGCAATGTGAACACGGGTTAAAAGAATTAGAAACGAAACTGTTGGAAGAACAGGCTAAATTGAATCAGATTGCTGATGTTCAAAGAGCCATTCAGAAGTTACAGATTAATATTGCCACAAAGAACACTACCATTGTAGAAATTAACAAGTATATTGTTAAGATGCAAAAAGAGGTAGAGTCATTGAGAGAGACAAAAGGTTCAACACAGCTGCAAGAAACACAGCTGCAAGAACTCGCAAGTCAGTTGAAACAACTAGAATCAAACTTAAAAGAATTGATAGAAGAAAAAACATATTATGAAACGGCAACGTCATTGTTAAGAGATACTGGCATTAAGACCAAGATTATCAAACAGTATTTGCCTATCATCAATAAGTTGGTTAACAAATATTTATCGTCACTTGATTTCTTTGTAAACTTTAACCTAGATGAATCATTTAAAGAAACAATTAAATCAAGGCATCGTGATGACTTTTCTTACCACAATTTTTCTGAAGGTGAGAAACAACGTATTGATATGGCTTTAATGTTAACATGGCGTGCTGTTGCTAAGTTAAAGAACTCATCTAATACTAACCTGTTGATTTTGGATGAAACATTTGATTCCTCATTAGACACTACTGGTACGGAAGAATTGATGAAGATTCTACACATGCTTGAAGGTGTGAACCTATTTGTTATCAGCCACAAAGGTGATATTCTACAAGATAAGTTTGCTAATGTAATTAGATTTGGTAAAGAAAAGAATTTTTCAAGGATAATAAAATGAGTGAGATACTAAAGATTGATACCAGTGCTGGTGTTACAACAACAGAAACAATTGAAGACCTGCCTTTATATGATGATAACCATCCTATGTTAAAGGTTTCTATACCTGAATATAGAATACAATTGCCTAACCCTTTAATGACTAAACTTGTTAAAAGGTTGAAACAAACAAAACAAAAATATGGTGGCATTGGCCTTTCCGCAAACCAATGTGGTGTTATGGAAAGAGTATTCGTTATTGGGTATGAAGAAACTAATATGGTTTGTATCAACCCTAAAATCATTGATGCTTCGGCAGACTTGATTAAAGACAATGAAGGTTGCCTCTCTTTCCCTGGTTTATATGTTAAGATATCAAGGCCTAGTTGGTTGGAAGTAGAGTACGTTACTGAAAATGGCGAACTAATACGACAAAGAATTGAAGGTCTGACTGCAAGATGTTTTGCACATGAATTGGATCATATGAATGGTACTAAGTTTACCGAACATGTTGGTCCAGTTGCACTCAGACTGGCTAAAGATAAACAAGAAAAACGCATTAAGAAACATGTGCGAAATAGAAAGAAATAATGGCATACGCATTTGACCCAAAAGATGATGTAGATACGCAATGGACAAAATGGCATGCAGACTTTAAAGAGCCTGCTGTTTTGACTGATGAGACTTTACGTGAGAAAATCATTAGTGACCTTACATTTGTATCAAAGATGGATGTCAAAGAATATACATTATACCAAAAATGGTGTGAAGTGCAAGACAGATATCCTACAATGACTGTTAATGATTTGTGGGAAGGTGAGAAGGTTGTATTACAGAGTGATGTTCAACGTGATGCTATT